GGCCGCCCTAAGGCTAAAACGGAGAGGGTCCGGGCTTGCACCGGGCCGACGATAGACCCTTCCCTAAGGAATATTTCACGCCGGCAACGTTGCGGGTGGTCCAACCCACCTGCCTCGCCTGTCTCGTCGGCTGGTCTGGTACGCCCATGACGTGGCCACGAAGGCCGCCCCCATGGGAAGGGCAGGAACGGCACGTTACCGTGCAACGTGAGTTTTCCCGACACTCACGCCGTGAGCAGATCCGAAACACCTAGGTAATCTCCGCGTCATCGGTGACGAAACCTCTGGGGGTCGCAAATGCACGACACGCCTTTCGCCTACGCACCACAAACACGCTAGGGCCCGAAGGCCACCTACTTCCAGGTGTGTGTCCTTGTATAGGGAGCACACTAAAGCCCCAACCGCGCGCCGCACTCCTACCGGTTATCGGTCCGTCCTCACAGTTACACACAGCACGTGGGCCCGAAGGCAAGGCGGGGTGATAAACCGCCGATTCCCAACGCCGAAGCGCTATCGGGGGACTGGGCGCTTAGACGCCACACCCCTCTACTAACCGTACTGTGCAATGCCTGGCCCCATATACCCAGGGTGAGGTAGTATCGCAGGCGTCCTGTGAGGCTGTCGTTAGTTGACACCGCAGCCGTGATCTACAAACCGCCGTAGCGGCCCACATGGAATCCCTGTCTGGTCTTTACAACTGATTTCCCACAAAACAGTTCGGTACTTTCAGTTTCCAATAGGCGAATCGACCTAAGCGTAGCCAACCCTATGCCGGCCACAACGGGCCCGAGGAGGAAATGGTCGCTCGGGTGTGGAGTTTCGGCCACACCCCTGACGCAGTTATGTTAATGACGGGGTAGCACCCCCCGCCAAAAGGCACCCCTTTTCGCCAACGCTGGGCTTGGGCTACTCACCGGACGGAGGCAAACCTGAGGCAGGGAGACGACTAATACAACCATGTAGTTGGCTCGCCATTAAGTAACGCCTTTAACCAGGAAAACAGAGCCCGCCGGATTCTTACCCGAGCGCGAAGGCCACAGTGCTCGCACCTAAAAGCTGGTGGATGAATGAGTCATCCACTCAGCCTCAACACGGCCGAGAGGCAATCCCCAAGGGTCCATCACGCCCGAAAAGGTCCTGTCTAGGGGAACGTCGTCCCAACCCTTGGGCCAATGGATAGTCACCTCGGAGAAATACTTCTCAAGCCTGTGCTGCTCACCTACGTCTACCCCCCACGCCTTGTAAAAGGAGACCCGCGTTGCATCAGAGATTGGTAGACGCTTCCTCTGAACGCGTGTGTCTTGGCTCTCGAGAACGGACTGCAACCTAAGCTCCGGCAGCTCCGCACGACTAAACCGAGCACCACGAGTGGCGCGAAGTATAGCGTGAGCGAACTCCTGCAAAACAGGCACGCCGGCACCTAGGGTAGCCTCACAGAACCCAACAGCCTTCAACACAGAGAGACCTCCCCTCATCTCGGAGAAATGGACGTGAGAGCAACATGCGTGGGACATGACTTTTAGAGGGTCCCGAACCATCCTCCACCCGTCCGACAGCTGAACGGGCTTTGACTGGCCAAAGACAACCTCCTCCACACAATACGCCACTCCGCCAACTTCAGCCTCATGGCCCATCTCCAAAAACACCTCAGGGAGCCTCGCGTGCCACAGGGGAAGATCAACTCCCCTGACAAAGAACACAGCGTTGTCCCCATCGGCCAACAAGTCAAACTTGAGGCCCAGGTCGCGGGCAACAGCGAGTCCCAGGGCAACCATGATCAAAGTGTTACCCAGGCCCGTGTTGAAATCCCCACTAGCCCGTACGCCTGACGCGTGGTACTTGACCCCACTGGAAAAGTGACCGTCGAACTCCAGCTGCCACGAAAGAAGCTGTGCCAACCTAGGGTCACGAACCAGCGAGTTATACACGCCATGCTCAAGTTGTAGTTGGTGTTTTGAGAGGTGAGACTCGAAAGACTTGCAGTCGACCTCGAACGCAACCAAACCCGGTTGCGACTCGAACTTTCTCCTGATGAGAGAAGCTCTCTGTCTGCCATTCAGCCCCTTGCCGATGAGACGCGTGTGGGTAAGAAAACCCCTGCCCCACCCACGGAGGGCGGGGTAGAGAACATGCTCGAGTGGCTTGAGGTAAGAAGCCAACTCCAGGTTGTAACGGGGAGAACGGCCCATAATGACACGAGGCTTATGGACCTTGTAACCGGAGAGCTTCTCAGCCTTAACGAAAGCTGAAACTCGAGCGTCCCTAGGGGTGGAGAAACCATCGTCCAACAAAGAACGATGGGCCTCCTCGTAACGCGTTCGCAGGCGCCGAACGCGATACGACTCAACCACACGCCCCAGCTCCCACGGAACAACCTCGGGGATCCTACCACGGAGCACCGCTCGCAACTCAGAGAAGGAGCGGGTCCAAGCAAGACCCCCGGCGTTCGACGCGGGAGGACACAGGCCCAAGGTCCGAAGACAAAGGCCCGCCATGGCATTGTGTGCACAGGGCTGATGCACGTAGGGTAGCCAGACCCCCGGAACATCCGGTGTCCAGCAGCGGAACTCTTTCCGCCGTGGGTCGCCGTCGCAGAACGCCTCATCAGTCGGGGGGACCAGAGTGCAGCCAGGCTTCAAAGGGACCGAAGTCCAATCTCCGCCGACACACACTGCACCCGACTTACTGAAGCTCCGCTAAGCGCCCGAGAGGTTAAGTCGCCCGCACACAGGGCTGTTGATGGTGTCCTTCCCCCCACCGAGAAGAACCCGTAGAGTCCCCATGAAGCTACGATTGGGAGCGTAGCTCGTGGCGACACCGTTAGACAGGCCCCGAAGGACCTTGCTGGACCAGACAGCTGCTGAGGAACGCAAAGCTCCAACCGCCAAGACCTCATCAGGCTGAGGCAAGGCGGCCAGCATAACGGACCCAGGGAGAATGAACGCGAGATCCATGTCGCTCATCCCCTGGTCCCTGGCCCACAACCTCGCACGTGAGCGAAGGCTTGCAAGCAAGCCCTCGTCCACTGCTCGGAAGCACCTAACGGTGAAGAGGGAGGCAACCAAACCGGGACTGACCCAGAGGTTGCGCGTGCCGTTCTCCGAAGAGAACTGCACCTCTACGATCGGGAGACGTTCCGGCACGTCGTCCCGCACCACGCACACTTGGTTAACCACACCAAGTTTAGTGCCGGGAGCGAGGAACTTCACGAGGAAGTTCATCCCATCCTGGGCCGGCGAGCCCGACTCGGGGAGGTCTCTCCACCACCCTCGTCGAAGCTCAGAGCCCAGGACTGCAAGTGATCGCGTCAACTTGCCACGCTTCCGCCACCTAGGAGCCCTCGCGATAGGGCCCCCCGACGACTCCGTTTCGTCGCCGCTTTCTTTAGACACGGACCGGCCTCGCATCCAGCAGCCGGCATGGTCGTAGTCCCCCCAAGGCTGGGCCTCAGGCGCATACAGCCTGGCAAGGAGCTCGGGGTCCCCAAGAAGGGAACCCACAAAGCCCTCACCAAG